GATCGCTCAGTGTCTCGTGGGCTCGGAGATGTGTATAAGAGACAGATATAAATATCCACCAGAAGTACTTACTGTATCCGATGTTCAATGGTGTGTAGAACGTGGGATATCAATGTCTTTCAAGAAGTCGGAACTTAATCAAATATCAGGATTGGATAGCCAAAAGAAATACAAGAAAGCAATCTACGGAGCAGGCTATTTATTGTCTAAAGAAGCTACTGCTGCAAAGGAAGCTGCAAAGGAAGCTGCAAAGGAAGCTGCAAAGGAAGCTGCAAAGGAAGCTGAAGAACGAGAGAAAAGGGCAATAAGATGGGAATTATCAGATAAAGAAAAGAATATTATAAAATCATTAGGAAGGTAATATTATAGGAGATAACAACATGAGTTTACCAAGAGGACTAAGAAACAATAATCCGGGCAACATCCGCATCACAAAGGACAAATGGCAGGGATTGAGAGAAAAGCAGGAAGATAAGTCGTTCTTCCAGTTTACGGAAATGAGATGGGGCTACCGTGCCCTTATCCGCACTTTGCAGAACTACCGTAAGAGACACGGCTGTCAGACGGTGGCAGATTTTATCCACCGGTGGGCACCGGAGAACGAGAATAATACAGCCGGATATATCAGCCGTGTATGCAGTGAAATGCAAGTCCCGAACACATACGTCCCGGACATCAACGACAAAGCGACCATGTGTGCTTTCGCTGCCGCTATCTCACGTGTAGAGAACGGTATTCCGGCTGTCATGGCAGACATAGAAGCCGGATGGGAATTGTTATAAATTAAAAAAGAGGAACAATCATGGCATTAAAAGATATTACATTCAATCAGGTAGAAGATAAATATGTAAGCGACCCTATACAAGTAAATCAAGAAAGCATTGGCTTGCAGCTTGAATTTGAAAAGGGAAGCACGCTACAGTTTTCCATCAGCTACGATAGCGAAAACTTCCAGTCGGTAGAATCCCGTCCGTGTGGTAAGGTTTTCGCCCGCCCTATCGTTGGTCTAAAGAAAGGTCAATATATCAAACTCGAATCTACACAACCGCCCCTCAAGGCTCAATACTTTGAATCTGAAGAATAATGGAAGCGATAGGATTAAATCCGATTAGGCTTGACCGGATAGGGCTTGATCCTATCCGCGTCAATGCGATTAAGTTGGGCGTTCCGGGAGCAGCTTCCGGTTCCGACCGTCCTTACATAGACCCGGAAGTATTAGCTTCTTTGGTCGCTGTCTGTATCTGTGACGGCAAGAGCAACGACGACCCTGACAGGGCTGTAATCAAGAACTTGGTTGACCCGGACAATCCGTCTGTGATTAGCAATGCGGCTTTCAAGCTTAATAGCGGGTATGGGAAGTATGAAGTGGATTTTACTATTTTTAATGATATTACTGATTGCACTATTATAGGAAACAAAATAATTAATCATAGTGAGGTTCTTTTTAAAGCTCAATATAATTATGAAATAAAAAGAACTGATGTAGAAAGTTTTAATGCAAAGGTAGAGAATATTACTAAGGGATATATTGGTTATACATATAGAGATAATAACGGAATAGAAAAAACAGTATCATTTACTCCTGAAACTATAAAAGCAAATAATGGAATTATTACTTTACCAAAATCTTACAATACTTTAGAAAATAGCACAGGAGTATTAGGAGGATTATATGGGTACGGTGTAGATAAAGGAACTATCATCACCCAAATCCCCTCTCATCAAGGCGCCTTCGTCACTGACGGTAAAGACGACTTAATCGCTTCCACCAAGACGGTTAAGGAAATGTTGGGAGGAAGCAGCGAGATTACTGTTGTATCCATGATTCATCAGATAGAAAGTTATAATTCTAATATATCATATACGAACTATATTAGAAACGATAATGGATGGATAAGAAACAACGTTACTAATGCTGGTAAAACAGGGATTTATGGTTATTCTTGCAAGAATAATGCCACCAATATTAATAATATATTGGGAGATAAAAATGATTATGCTACAGAAGGAAGTTTACTTGGAATAGATTCTGTTTTCTCGGTTGTAGGTAGAAGTGATTCGATGTATCTTTCCAAAGTAGCTTACTACTGGACTATCATTGCCAAGATAGCATTAACCACCGACCAAATCAATCAGGTAATATCCTACTTCAATTTGGACAAGCATGTTAAACCGGATATCATCTACGACACCATCCGGCAGGGCATCACCAATGAGAACCACGCTTCTTTCAACGATGAGCTTGTGGACTTCTCCGGTAACGGGCATAATATGAAGATTTACAACTCTGCGTGGAACAAAGAGAGCGGTATCAATGATGAAGGGGCTTGGCAGACTGACGGTGTAAGCGATTACGGTAAGGTAACGGGAGTGCCGATTTATAAAGATTATACAGTGGCTGCAGATAGAACCGTTATTGGCACATTAGAACAATTAGATGGCGGAGTTAGTGCTAAGTGTACTAACTATCTTAATGGTTCATTTGTTATGGATTATAAAGATAGTGCATTCTCTTTCGGTGGTCAGAAATATTTAATTCATACATTAAGTAGAATTATTAGTTACCAAAGTAAATATATAAGCAATGGTAAAGAAATAGTTGCAGGAAATTCTTCCGATGTTAGTGACTTATATGTAGGTAAATTAGGAATTGACGATAGATATAGTGCTATTGCTTTATATTCGTATTTACTCTTCCCATACTCCCTCTCCGAGTTCTTGCTAGAGAGACAGCTAAAGAAGTATAAGTTGGGTACGTTGTATCCGGATATGGTGGAGTTTAGACCTATTATTAAGAATAATAATCAATATAGAAGAATAGACTTTTATACACAAAGCTGGGGTAAAAAAATATATCCCGGAGACTATGTACCTATTAATTCTATACTTAGAGCTAATATTTATCTTAATAATGAATTAGATGAACTACAAAGTTTTAGAATAAATGGCGTTAATGTTACTTTTGTAAAAAGTTCTGTTGATAAAACAGCTTATAATATAGGAAATATTCCTATTGCCAAATCCCCTCAAAAGATAGACATCACCATAGATGAGTACATAAGGTTTGAAGACATTATACAGCCGTATCCTGCAATAGTTAATCTAAGTCAGGATGGTAAGAGTATTACTTGGGGAGACAAGTTAAAAGTTGGTAGTGAAGTTACTTTTGTAAATCATACTAATCTTCTTCCTGATTTATATACTGTTAGCGGTGGAGTACAATATAATGGTACATCTATTTCTTGGAATACATCCATTAGAGTAGAAAAATCTATGGTCTTTGTTAATCCTCATAGTTATAAGAAAGCCAATGAGCCGAACTGTATTCTTGCCCCTCAGACTCTAAGAATACCAAACAGCTCTTATAAGATACTAGGCTACATTCCGGACTTGACAGGTAAAGGGAATCATGGTAGATTGAATAACTTCGCCTACACGGAAGAAAGTGGAGCAAATGAGGACGGTAGTATTCGCTTTGATGGAACGGATGACCATATCATTATTCCTACTATTAAGCATGGCGGTAAAGCTTTACTTATGAAAGTGAATTGGAGATATAAGAATAACATCGCTATGGCATATGACCAACGTATTAATTGGGGTGGACTTGGAATTTCAATTTCACGAGACCAATTACCACTTGTTGCTTATAAACCATATAATAAAGTCACTTATATAGATGGAATAAAGAATGAATCTGTATTAGTTCAAGATTTAGAAGGTATCACTCATAATATTACAGGTATTTACGATAATTTAGATTTAAGTGATGAGAGAGACGTTTGTATTAGTAGAACTTCCGATGCTTCAAATAGTGGCTTTGCAGATATGTCTATGTACGAATTTATGCTCTTCCCCGATGTGCCTAATGAAGAAGAAATAAAGGAGCTTAATGACATTGTAGGTATTGAGAATAACATTGAAGTAAGTTAAACAACTAATTAAAAATCATATGAAATACGCAGTAGTAACAATCGAATGGCTAACCCAGCACGGTCTGTTGGCTATCCCCACAATGAGAAAGAGTAAAGACGGAAGTAAGGTAATTCTCCACGAAGAGTTTCTAACCCCTTACAAGGATGAAGAGTTTCCGAGATACTATTTTGACAGCCCGGAACTGAACGCCCTTCTGTCAAGTGATGAATGGTCATGGACGGAAGAGGAACAACCAGAAGGGAGTGCGGAATTCATCCAGGTGGCGGCAGCTCAAAACCTGTTGAACATAACTAAGGCTGGAATCCAAACAATGAACTTGACTGATAACGAAGCGTTGAAAGTGAAGTCCATGTATCCGTATTGGAACGAGTTTATCAGCAAATCACTAACAGCCGGAATGAAAGTTCAATATAATGATGGACTGTACCGGGTAAGGCAGAATATTGCTACCGTCTTGGAGAATCAACCGCCAAGCATCAACACCGCAGCTCTCTATGAGGGAACCAACGAGACCGCTGCCGGAACAAAGGATGATCCGATTCCATATAACAACAATATGGCATTGGAAGAGGGCAAATACTATTCGCAGGACGGAGTTATCTATAAGTGCACCCGTTCTACTGGGCAAGCGGTGTACGCTAACCTCTCTGATTTGATTGGTATTTACGTTGAGGTAGCATGAAACGTCTGTTATACATCCTGACCATTTTCCTGATGTCAGAAATATGCTTCACAAGCTGCCGGAACATCAAGTATGTTCCGGTAGAGACCGTGAAGACGGAGTACAAAACACGTGATAGCATCCGTTTTGACAGCATCTATGAGCATGACAGTATATTCCTGTTCGTAAAGGGAGATACTGTCTACAAAGAGAAATATCGGTATAAATACCGGTATCTGACAATTAACAAGACAGATACGGTTATGCTGACCGATTCTGTGCAGATCCCTTATCCGGTGGAGAAACAGCTAACCCGGTGGCAACAGATGAAAATAGAGCTGGGCGGTTGGGCTGTTAGCGTAATTATAATACTATCTATTGTATTAATGCTTAAGCTGTTTAGAAATTAACCGGCACTATCTTCGCAGACCATTACCGGTATGAAAAGCTTAAGTCTTACTTACATAACAATTTCCAATGAAAAAAAGGTTCATAAAGAAAGGAGGATAAAATGATACATTAATTAATACTAAGCAATAAGTTTATCCGGTAAAGTAGAAGACCGGATATCGTAGCAAATGTAGCTCTTTTTTTGGGGGGGGTAGAGTAAAAAGAACCCCCGACACTAAAGTTGACGCCAATCAAACTTTTAAACATACAAAAGCATGCATAGATAGTGCCAGGGGTATAATGTCCTTAACATTTCTATACATGCTTTTGTTCTTTCAATAACCTTAAGTTTGATTGGCAAAGGCAAAAGTACAACAAAAAAATTAATTACCATGTGTAAGTCCGAGATTTTTGCCGAAATATTGAACCTTGTAGGAAAAGAAACTGAAGTTTCTACAGAACTAATCCTTTCATCAACCAAAGTGACCGAAGTCGTCGATGCCCGTTCTATTGTAGTGTTCTTCCTTACTGAATACGGTCTATATCCTGAACAGATAGCTGCTTTACTTCATAAGACATCTGCCAGTATACGCTATCTTATATCCACTTTCGAGAGCCGTAAAAATACAAACAAAATGATTGCAATATATCTGCAAAATATTCGCAAATCGCTTGCAAATGAAGACTGATTTACCATTCATCTAATATATACTTTTGTGATGCGGTTAATATTGACCGTGTTATAATCGTATATTAATATGAGTGAAACAAAAACTTACGTTTTCCCGGAATCAGGCGGGAACGGTGGCGGTAGTGGGATGATGGCTATGCTTGCCCCACTATTGCAACAGAAAGGTATTGATCCAAACTTATTGGTTGCTATGCAAGGGAAGAACAACAATGGATTTGGCGGTGATGGTTCATGGTTCATGTGGATAATTTTCCTCTTCTTCCTGTTCCCACTTTTCGGACGCAACGGATGGGGAAACAACGGAGATGGCGGCAACGGTGGTGGATTTGCTGGCGCCGGTATTCCTAACTTAATTAACAATGATGCAGGAAGGGAGCTACTTATGAGCGCAATTCAAGGAAACGGGCAAGCAATTAACAATCTGGCTACTAATTTGAATTGTTCAATCGGTCAGGTTCAGAATGCCATCAATGGTGTGATGTCTCAAGTTCAACAAGTTGGTAATCAGGTGGGACAAAGTTCAATGCAGATTATCAATGCTATCCAACAGGGTAACTGTCAGATCGCTCAACAGATTGCATCATGTTGCTGCGAAAACCGATTGGCTATTTGTGAACAAACTCACACATTGCAGAATGCTATTAATGGCGTAGCCATTGGACAGGAGCGTGGATTCTCATCAAAGTAAATGACGGATATTATAGGATTATATATGTATTATATGGATATATCATGGGTATTATAGGATAGTATTGGTAATTAAAAAGTCCCTGATTTAGTCCCCGTTTTTTGCGATGGGGACTATTTTTTATTGAATAAATCCATCGCATCTTTCTTAGCTTTGTCCGCAATGGCTATGTATGGTTTCATAGTCCGGTAATCTTCATGTCCAGTCCATTTCATTACAATTTCAGGGGCAATTCCTAACATAATAGCATTACTTATAAATGTTCTCCTTCCACAATGGGTCGTTAGAAGTTCGTATTTTTTATAGGTTTCATCGTACCGCTCTCCACCTTTATAATATGTAATAGATACAGGTTCATCTATGCAACATAGCTCCCCTAGCTCTTTTAAATAATCATTCATTTTTTGATTGGATATTACAGGAAGAGCTAAATTTCTTTTGTATGTTTCGTTTTTGTATTTATCTAATATTTTTTTTGAATAGTCATTTAGTTCGATTCTTAATGCCTCATAAGTCTTGATAGTCGTTACCTGTATGTGATCTTCAAATACGTTTGTCCTTTTAAGATTTGCAACGTCTGAATATCTTAATGAAGTAAAGCAGCAGAAGCAAAATACATCTTTCACTTTTTCTAGGTGAGAACAAGTTATAGGAGCCTTGAAATTATATACCGTCATTAATTCTTCCCATGTAAGGTAAACGATGGTATTCTTTACCTCCTTCAATTTGGGCTGAAAGGTTGTAAAAGCCATTTCTTTGTTATATCCTTTATTGGTAGCCCACCGGAGAAACCATTTTAAATTGTCTAGGTTCTTTCTTATACTGGAATTCTTTAATCCCTTTTTCTTTGAATTGACTTGTATCGTTTGCAGGTAGTCAACAAATTTGGAAAGCCCTTTCTGGGTTAAATCCTCAAACTCTAACTTGGGAGCAAAGTCTTTCAGCCTACGTTGTATTGTTCTATGCTCTTTGTATGTGGATTCACTCCATTGGCTTTCGTGACCTTGTTCTATCATAAACTCTATATGATATTCAAAAATAGTCCGTTCCGGCTTCACTTTTTTGCCGAGCCTTTGGTTAAATTCGTTCTTGAAGTCGTCAGAACTGGGATATATGTTTTGTTGCTCAAAGTAGAAAAAGACTGTATCGCATATATCCTGATATTTTTGAATATCCCTATTAATAATAGAGGAATGCGTTTTCTTGACTCCATGAGTTGTGTTGTTCTTACACCGTTGTGCATCAGCTATCCATTTGTCTATATCTACACGATGTCCGACATTGAAAGCAACAATGTTCTCTCCCCATCTGATTCTGTATCGAAGCTTGGCATCAGACTTGTCTTTCTCTTTATCTAAAAGGAATATGCAGTTTCTTTTTATATTCATAGCTTTTATATAAAATGCCGTCAGTCAGTTTTAATATATAGCATTTTTGCTGATTAATGTGCTCTATTATTGCTTATTGCGTTTAAGTTATGATAAATTGTTACTTTTTCTGTTGGTTTTCTTCAACTTTTTTGTAATTTACCTGTTCTATTATTTTACAAATAAAACATAACCTAAACCTAATACTTATTGCCTATTGAGCATATCTTTCAAAACACATATTAAATCATCCTTAGACTTAATTGTAGCGTCTTTTTCAGATATGATTCTTTCTAAATCCTGAATACGCTGTTGTAGCCTATCGAGCTCTCCCGGGTTTGATTTGTCGCTTGGGTCTAGTCGCTGTATTTCAACTTCCCCTGTCGGTTTAATAATTTTTTGGGTTCCGGATTCGGGCATAGTTACATTAACCATGTTGCCGGAGATATTTTGGGAACCACTTCCTTGTACACCGTAGTTATCTCTTCCTATATTGTTTTTATTTTCATTTATCATATTTCCGACGCCTGTGAGTAGCCATGCTGTATTTAGTTCGGGATATACAGAAGAAATTTTATCAAGAGAAGATTTTCTTATACTATCTCCTACATTATTAACAAAACCAGTTGATAAACCAACTCCCTTTTCGAATTTTCCTTGACTTATATTTATATATGCAAGAAACGTTATTAATCTGTCTTTTGTTGTCATACTGAATTTATTTCTGTATCTTTGCATCGTAACAAGTTGCAGATGTTACAGAGACAAAGTGGTTAAACTTCCTCATTAGAGGTTTAATATATGGTATCCGTAGTAGCTGCAACCTATTGCGGATATTTTTTTCAATTAATAACTGCTAATCCCCAAAACTATGCAACTTAAATTCAAAAGAGAGTATGAAAAATATCCATGGATATTTGCAACATCAATACCTACTATTTTTCTTTTAATAGGCTTGATAAGTCTTTGCCCTTTTTTGATATTAATATCGTTGTGTACACTATATGTGTGGATGATGATATCATACTTTTTTATTTTGGAGTAACTTAATACATTCACTTATTGCTAAAGATTTATATTTTACCTTTTCTAACTCTTTGATAAATTCGGATTCAAAACCTTCATATAGCCGGAATCGTTCCGTAATTATATCACGGAGTAATTCTGCTTTTTCTTCGGAAAAATGCATGTTGATGGCAGCAATAGATGTTCTGAGTGAAGTAATGAACTGTTCGTAGTATCCCCCTGAAGTCATCATTCCATTATATCCATTATAAAACATGTTTTCGGCGATAGCTTGCTTGTTTCCATTAGACATATCTTCTATCTTCTTATCTATAACTCTGCTTTGAAAGAAGTAGCTTCCTCCTACAAAAGCTAATAATACGGTAGTTAACAAAGAGAGAATACCGATTAATATTCCTTGGTAATCGAAGCCTAATTCTGGCTTGTTTGGGTTTGCCACACATATTGCAATAATACTTATAACAATAGCAACGGCGCTAGACCCTAAAGCTATATTCTGTTTCATAATATAATAATGTATAATCCGGCCTAATAGTTAAATAATGTTTTATACTGAGATAAATCCAGCGTAATTCTTGTTTGCTGAAAATAAATTAGTATCTTTGCATCGTCGAAACGTTACAAATATACGCAACTTTGAAATGATTCGCAATAGTACATTTATATTAAAATTAAAAAGATACGATTATGAACGCATTTACATTCTTAGCAGAAAACGGAAAATTCAACAATAGTGAGATAATGAAACACGCTCACATCTTGAAGGCGTATCGTCGTATCTCTTTAAGTGAAGCATTGAAACAGGCTTGGTTCTTGGCAAAGAGACAACAGAAAGAATATAGAGAGGTTGAAGAGGATAAGAAGTCTTTCAAACCTGTGTTCAATGCAAGCAAGGGAAATGTATTGAAGGCGTTCTTTGCCGATAAATATACTAACTATGATAGTTCTTGGAGGTAATTATGAATACAGAACAGATAAAAGAGGAATTAACTTTCAATCGAAAGTATATAAGAAAATTGGCAGCAGTAGACGAAATGACAGCTCAACGATTGACTGCCAGAAATAAGCCCAAAAGAGATATAATAATTGACGTTTTAAGCTTGATTGTTCAAAACGTAGCTCTGTTAGGTTAGAACCTACGAAAGAAGCGATCGAAACGCTTTCAGGGCACAATGGTAAACCGATGGCTCCTAATTCGGGATGGGAGGCTTAACCCTCAAAAATGAAGCCGTGTTCAGGGCACGTTAAAGTAGCCTGCGCTAATAAGCATTATAGCCGAGGCGGAGAATAATAAACTGTATAAGCAATCGATGGCGATGATATGAGCCTAAGACAGCAGCAGTCGATAAGTTAAAGATCATCACACTATTAGTGTGTATATATAGCCCTACTGACGGATTGAACGGCATCCGATAGCGAGAATCGGGTAGGGCACTTTTTGCAGTGTTTTATTTTTTATTTGTGTGGTTCTATAGTGTACGGTCTGTGAAGATAGTGCACTTTTTAATAAGGAGAATTGGCGGAATCAGTAGACGCACCACTCGATAATAGGAATGTCAACCTTAGATGTGGCGAGCTTGACAACTCATCTTGGTGCAAATCCAAGATTCTCCACAATAATAATCAAATAATTAATCTTATGGAAAAAGAAATTGTAGTTGATGAAAGCTATCAGACAAGCAAACTGTTTGATAAAATGAAAGTAGGGGATATCTATAAAGTTCCCTATAATAAATCCCGACATGTAGGAATTAAATCAGAAGCTGCACGGAGGAACCGTGATGCTCGGTTAACTAATAAATTAAAGTCTAATATAGATTTAATGTTCCGAGTTTCGGGAACTGTAAATCCCGGATATACTTCTATTATTCGACTAAAGTAATATTTTAATAGCCATGCAAAGAGTGTTGACTGAACTTACTCCTGAATGTGAACTTACTACCCAAATGTATATTTCAGGATTGGAAAAGGAAGAAATTGCTGAAATAAAGTGTCGGGCATCTAGTACTATCAATAACCAGTTACAAAAAGCTTTTCAGGTTCTTAATGTCAAAAATGGAAGGCAGTTATGTCGCAGGTTCTATGAAAGAATTTCAGGCATTGAATTTACTTTTGATTTTTCTCCTGTTGTACGTGCATCTACGGCTTGGGTATTTATTGGTATATTTTCCTTTTCTCTTTTTCATGAGCAAGACGATATGAGAAGAAGTAGGAGAACAACAGTAGAAACTTCTGTAAGAGCAAGAAGAGTATAATAACTATTTGCTGCCTAATATTAACTATAAAATAAATTCTATGAAGAAGATTGTTAAGAACTTGGTATTGCTAAATATCTTGGCTTTACCCTGCATCCTTACTTTTAATGACGTAAATCAAGATACAGGAGAATGGAATTATACCATTAATTTGATAGGTATTATATATTCAGTTTGGTTTTATAATTCCATTTTAAAACCAATATTTAAACCGTATGTCAGAAAGGAGGAGCAATAATGATTGGAGTAGAAAGAATATTGGATGATACCCCTCTGTTTAAATTAACAGTTGGAGAATTTAAAAATTTATTTGAAAGCTTAGTGCCGAAGCCCCAGATAGTTGAAGAGGAAGAGTATGTATATGGATATAAAGGACTTGCTTCTTTATTAAACTGTTCTATTTGTGCAGCTAAAAATCTCAAGTTGAGTGGTAAAATAGATAAAGCTATTATTCAAGAAGGTCGTAAAATAATGATTCATAAGAAAAAAGCTCTAGAAATTTTAAAGAATTACAAATAACCATTCATTTATTAATTAACCCAATGCCGGATTTAAAGGAGTCCGTAGAGTGCAAGCCTCTGTATTTTATTTTAAATGTTCTATACTATCCTGGTGTCTGTTGGTTCGGTATCTAGGAGCAATCTTTTTTGAATTAAACTTTTCGGAAGCGTCGGTTCGTGAGGATAGACGCTTTATTTATTTGATTAACCACTTTAATAATATAAGATATGAATTTAGAAAACTATGAAGTGCTTCCCGTTGAAGCACAAGATGTACAAATCGTACAAGTTGACGCCGTAGAAAGAGCAAACGTAGATTCGCAGGTAGCAACAGCCAAACGTTATCCACGAGACATAAGACGTAGTATCAACAACTCTGTTGTAATGGCTACCATGAATCAAGAAACAGCCCAATCATGTAGTTACGCTCTTCCTCGTGGTGGAAAACCTATCACCGGTCCATCTGTTCATCTGGCTAAAATAATTGTTTCTAATTGGGGAAATATGCGAACAGAAGCAAAAGTTGTGCAAATAACAGACAAGCAAGTCATCAGCCGTGGAACTTGCTGGGACTTGGAAACTAATGTCGCTTCTGCATTTGAAGTCAGGCGTAGTATCATTGGTAAAAACGGACAGCGATTCTCTGATGACATGATTACAGTTACGGGTAATGCTGCAAACTCAATAGCTTACCGTAATGCTGTGTTTGCCGTTATTCCTAAAGCCATAACAGATAGAGTTTATTACGCAGCGCAAAAGTTTATAACTGGTGATTTGTCTGACTCCGACAAACTTTTGAAAGTAAGAACAGGAGTGCTGAATAATTTCAAAAATAACTACGGTATAACCGAAGAAGAAGTTGTAAAAATGTGCGGAAAACAAACGGTAAATCAAATCGGAGCTGACGAAATATCTATGTTAATGGGAACGATTCAAGCACTGAAAGATGGAGATACTACAGTCGATGAATTAATGAAACCGATACGTGAAAGCAAAGAGGCAAAGAAAGATGCGATGAAAAAGGCTATATCTACATCAGTGGACGAAACTACTGGTGAAATCTTTAATCAAACTGAACAATGATAGAACAGGGGTCAAAGGATTGGTTAGTTGCCCGATTGGGAAATTTCACGGGAAGCCGGATAGGTGACCTTATGACAAGCGGAAAGAAAAAAGGGGAGCTGTTTGGAAAGACAGCCCTCTCCTATATCTATGAGGTTGCAGCGGAAAGAAACCTCCTTCCTAAATATATCAAGGATGATTTTCTGTTTGAAATATATCAGGAACAGGTAAGTGTCGGCAATAAATTTATTGATTGGGGACACGATAATGAAGATTTTGCTGCGGAACGGTATCAACTTGCTACCAGATGCGAACTGGAGGAATGCGAAAGCATTACTCACCCTACAATACCTTATTTTTCTGCTTCACCAGACCGAATATCAACCATTTGTAGTACAAGGAAAGTGGTTGAGATTAAATGTCCATTGCCAAAGACGTTTATGGAATACATGGCGGAGGTTAAGGATAACGATACACTTAAATCAGTAAATTCTAAATACTTCTACCAGGTTCAAGCGGAAATGGCTTGTACGGGTTTAGAAAAGGCTGATTTTGTTGTTTTCTGTCCATTCTTGAAGCATAATATTCATATAGTAGAGATAACAAGGGATGAGTCTGTTATCGCTGAATTTGAGAAGCGTATTCTGATGGCTAATGAAATAATTAAAAAAATGGTAGCGTAGTTTATGGAAAAAGAGATTAACGAAATAAACGATTACCTGAATATTACCTGCTCAAATAATCCGGTAGAGATACAAGAGAGAATATCAGTCATAATGGTGTATTTGAACCGGTCCGGTGAAATGCTTGCGGATGCGAAGAAGCTGCTCCGGAAGAAGAAATCTACAGAAATAAGCAATACCATCATCGCCATAGCGAAAGAGCAATGCTTATCGGCAAAGGTACAAAACGCCTTGCTTGACAGCATAGCGGAGGATGAGTCATATTTAGTGGATCGGCTTGACCGGCTTAATGCTGCCTGCACGCATCAATTAGATGCCTTACGCACTTTGTTGAGTTACGAGAAGGAAGCTATGAGGTTGAATAAAACTGGATATTAGAAAGTATTATTCCAAATAACAACTAATTTAAAATAGAATTTTATGAAAAAGAGAAAATTTCCCAATGATGTAGCGAGATTTTTCAATCCAGAAAAATCTTTTAATCTCAAGAGTAGTGGTATTCACCAGAAAGAAAAATCCTCTGTACGGAATTCAATTATTCTGTATAATGCAGGTGGAACAGCGAGAAAATTTATAGATGGTTTAGGTAACGTAACTTATGAATAAATGCTTTGTTAACCTTTTTACCCCAGCCTGCCTGTCTGTGAAGATTGGCGGGCGAACATGGGACAAAATGGTCATAGGGCGCTAAGACTAAATGAACGGAAATTCTGAGTGTACATAAGAATGGATGTCATCAAGACCGGTGCCGGGGATGTGTGAGTAAATTTAGTCGAAAACCTATCCGGACGATACTTGTGCAGGTTCGACTCCTGCTTGTCCCACATAAATGTTAGCCACACAGAAATGGCAAGGGTTAGTAAATAATGGTTGTGCCCCGGAGAATACGCTTCGGGGCTTTTAATTGGAAAGCATGGAATATAAGACAATAATTAAAGGAAACGCTCCTTCTAAGGCTAACTGTTACAAAATAGTATCAATCAACGGGCACGGATGCCTAGCCAAAACTTCTGCATTGAAAAAGTATGAGGAATCCTTTATTTGGCAGGCAGGGAAGTTGAGGGATCTGAATATCAACGAACCGTTTTGAGTTCTACATTGATGTGTACTACCCAAGTAAACGCAGTGATCTTGATAATGTATTAAAACTACAACTGGATGTACTCCAACGAATCAAATGTATTAAGAACGACAACAATTGTTGTCTTATTCATGCACGCAAGTTTGTAGACAAGGAAAATCCACGTGTGGAGATAACGATTAAAACTTTGGATTAAAAAATAAAATTTACATTTTGATATTATGAAACAAATACACCCGGTAATGGCAGATAATTTTAAGAAAATAAACTGTCCATTTTATTATTTTGGAGAATGCACCGAAAGAGCGAAGAGGTGCGACCCTCGATTATGCCCCCCCAAAAAAAACGCATTAAAAATAAAAGAAGATAATCATGAAAAAGAAATCCGACAAGCATATTATCCGCCCTGACACCTGTGAAAAATGCAACAACGGGCGAATAATTCCAACCGAGAAAGGCAATCCACGAGTAGTTTATTGTAGTTTCTTTAACCGTCGGTTTGTTGCCGACAGCAAAAGAAACTGTATTCATGCGTATTAATATGAAATCAATAAAAGAAGTAATCAAGGAGATAGAACACATTCCGAAATGTCCGAGAAGTGGGGATATTAACCTTTATTATATCATAAACTTAATAAGAGAAGATATGAAATAATGTCGAATGTAAAAACTGGATTTCTTTATTATAACTCCGATACTGACCGGTTCAAAGATATACGGATTAAAAGACTGAAAAAAGATTTAGGTTGTGATGGATTTGCCGTGTATGAATACTTATTGAACGAAATCTACCGAGTACAAGGCTGTTTCCTTGTGTGGGACGAAAGTACTGCCTTTGACGTAGCCGAATACTGGGGATTGAAAGAAAGTAAGGTGAATGAAATAGTACGTTACTGTTGTGCTGTGGGGCTTTTTGATAAAGCACTGCTCTCTAATGGGAATATACTGACTTCACCATCTATTCAATCAAGATACGTAGAGATGTGTATTCGTGCAAAACGCAAGGAAATCAAAATTCCGGAAGAATACAACATAATTCCGGAAGAATGTAGAATTATTCTGGAAGAATACCTAAAAAAACAGGAAGTTTGCCGCAATAGTATTAAAGTATATATAAAGAAACCTCCTAAAGGAGGTAAAGAAATTGATTTGAATCCAATCATTTTAGATAAGCCTATACAGGAATGCTATGAAGAATTATCTTCTAATAGCTCCTGGATAGAAAGTGTTGTGATGAACAAAAGGGCTTCCGGACATTTGGAACTGAATTTGGAAAGCTTTCAGGAATATCTTAAACTATTTTTTGATAAACTCCAAAATGAAGGCGAAACACATAAAAGCCCTAAAGACGGAATGGCTCATTTTTCCAGATGGCTGGATATTGAGTTGAACAAGCCAAAGCCTGATATGTACAAGATGGAAAACGAAGAATTATTAGCTTCTTTATCCGACAGGAATGGAAGCTATTATAAGTTTCTTACCTACATTCAGAATTATGCACCGTATTGTTTTTCCAATATGCGAATGCCTTCTGAAAAAGAAGCGTTAATCATACGGGACAAATATGGGGATGCAGCTTTTAAAAAAGCGCTTCGTACTCTTGAAGGAAGGGTTGATATTCGTTCTAAGTGGGATGTTTTCTATTATGCTATTTTGAAACAATTTGAATACATGAACAATGGAAGTTAACGTGCAATTACGTGATGAGGATGCCGAAAAGCTAGTCCTTGGCACTATAATGATAAACCGTGATGCTTTTGAAGAAGTGAGGGAGATGTTGAGCAAAGAATGCTTCTATAACTCCTTTCATCAGGAAATTTATAAGGCAATTATTCAGGTCGCATCTTCTGGTGACAGACCGGATATGATTACGGTAAAGAATAAGCTGGTTGCTAACGGTATTAAATTTGAGCCATATCTGTTTGTAAGCATAGCTTCTAACCAAACGTTTGATTTGGGACAGTATGCCGCTCGTCTCCATGACCTTGCCATCAGACGGAAATTTTATGAGATTGGGCAATATCTTGTTTCAAACTCATATACTGAATCAGAGGATATATTGGATGTAACCAATACTGTTTCTGACCAACTATCTTCTCTTTTCAAATCAAGCAGCAGCGTAATATCAACTATAAACGAAGGGCTTGAGAGTGTATATCACATGATAAACGAGAATTTGAATGGCGGAAAGCCTTTGACCGGCACTCCTACCGGATTTGAGAAGATAGACAACAAATCGGGAGGACTTCAAAAATCGGACTTGATAATCATTGCCGGTGAGACTAGTCAGGGGAAAACGAGCCTAGCGGTATCTATCATGCGAAATGCGGCATCTTTAGGCGCCAAGGTAGCCATGTATTCGATGGAGATGAAAAAAGAGCAAATAACGGCTCGTATTCTTTCCATGGAAAGCGGAGTGCCAGCAAATGAGATCATGTATTCCCGTTTGACAGAATCCCAGTTGCAATCTGTAGATAAGGGAATCGGGAAAATATCAGGAAAGGGTATTTATTTCGATGATCGTAGCACCTCCAATATTGACACTATTCTTTCATCTATCCGGTATATGAAACTTAAATTCGGAATAGATGGCGCTATTGTTGACTACCTGCAGATTCTTAACGTAAACATGAAGGGAGCCAACAAGGAGCAACAAATGGGAGATGTGGCAAGGCGATTGAAGAATCTTGCTAAGGAGTTAGACATTTGGATTATTGCTTTATCTCAATTAAACAGGGACAATATGAATCCGGTTCCGTCTTTAGCAAGATTACGGGATAGCGGTCAGATAGCAGAAGCTGCAGATGTGGTCATGTTGGTTTACCGTCCGGAAGTGAAAGGTAAGTCATATCCGGGAGATTTTTCCCACGTAGATACAAGAGGCACGGCAATGATAGATATTGCGAAAGGTCGAAATATTGGTTTGCTGAAATTTATTTGCGGCTTCAATGCTTGTACTACATGTTTTTATGAGTTGGATAATATCCCCATTTCAAGTGGAATGGTAAGCGATGAAGAAGATTCTCCAGCTTTTTAACGTCATCGAATTAAAAGGATCTTCACGAAGATGATACTTCAAGGTTATCCGGTAATCTGTAACGGTATTCATTACAACGGAAGACATCTGAAACTTATATGCAAACGTTGCTCGTTGTACACTAAAGTAAAGCAGCCATCAAAAAGTTCATGGCGCATAAGTGGAATCGATAAATGTATAATAAATCATGTTAGTAGGAACAACAAATCTTAATACTACCCTCAACTTAACCTATGTGTTGACAGATGTCGTAGAAACCCTTCTCTATGATTTGAGAAGTGAAATGGGGAAGCAAGGCTATGAGTTGCGCCACGATGCAAAACGCAATTTCAACACAGCTATAGCTTCTATTCGTAAATTGAAACAGGACGTTGACAAAACCCAGTTCTCCACACAGGAGAACTTTGGAAACGACTCCGATTGCCTTCTTGCGTTTATCAGATTGTTGGTAGACCGGTGCGGAGACGATGATAAGAAGATGTTCGAGTTTTATAATTACATCAAGCGGTTCCCTTCACAACTTGGGTTGGAGCTGGCTGATGAGAAGAGTGTGTTTGCGCATATATTTGATAATTGATATTCATAACGATATAATTATGAGTGAATATTCATTGAAAGAAAGAGTTCAGATGTTAACATCATCGCTTGTATATGGCGGTCCTATGACATTTGAGCAAATCAAGAAATTAGATTGGTTGAAAAATACATCTGAATACGGAATATTATTCTATCTCCGGGAAGCTGAAAGATATGAATGGATAAAAACTAAATGTTTCAGCGGTGGTAAGCCGAATATCTATTCGGCAACGGCTAAAGGCCGAAGAATGGCTGAAGCAAGAGATTAATATTCAAATACAATACAGAAAGGAACTAAAAGATGATACTTACTACTGATAAGATGGTATTTGTTACTGATTTAGAAAATTCGGACGAATATATTGAGAATCTTATAACTGAATATGGTACTAATCAATATCGCATAAAGGTTGACCGGACACTCAATCCACCATATTATCAATTATTTTACGAATGGAAAGAAGGCAAGCGAACGCTTAATAATCATTTGTTTTCTTCAAGTAGATTGGAAAAGATTGTGGATTACATTAATCAGAATATTCAATAAAAAAATAGATATGAATAATATATTTACTATTTGCTATTCAGAAGAAGAGGCTAACGAAATTGGACATTTCATAATGCGAAAAGGCTATGAAGGTGTTCAAAATGATAGCTATAGATATTGTCGTGAAGCGATTTGGTGGGCTTTCAAAGAAGCTAGAAGGCATCATTCAAATTGCATCTACGTTGGCGTTGCAGGTTGTCAAATGACTGTATCAAAATCAAAGCGAGGTCTTAGACGACATGGTCTTAAATACATAGAGAAAAGGCGAATGTTTTACAAATTACTAAGTAAGTATTGATAAATGATTATGAAACAAGAAATAGACAACAACCTACTGGCTGACTGCTTTGAATCAGCCATGAGAGAGAAATTCCTAGAAAAAGACTGGGAGATTAAATTATGGGCTTATTCCCTGTATAATGCGAATATGTGGGGGAGGAGTGTAAAGTAAAAGAGCGTCACCCGAACCACCAGATAGACGCCCTTCCCTAATGTCATAGTACAAATATACTATTTACTTTTAAAACTTGAGTACTATGATCGATCAAATTTCAGAAGCAAAATCTATTAAAGAACTTCAATTGTCTTTATTACAAAGAAAGTCTTTAATTTCAACTCCCATTCTTTCTGATTTAAAGCAAGTAAACCGTATCTATGAAATGTTTAATAAAATTGATTCGTATCGAAATCCTGATGCAATAAAAGGAAGTGTAATTCAAAAGAAGAGATTTTGTTTTATTATCCTCCGAATATATTCTCCTGGAACAATATTATTCAATGAACCTTTAGTTAAGGGATTAAGGAAGCAAATATCACAAACTCTCGGAGTGAAATGTCCTTCGGCAATTTCTGACTATTGCGAAAATGTCATTTCTTATTATAGGATTTATAAAGGATTTAGGGAGAAGCTGGATTATCTTTACGATGAAATTATATGCTATCTGAAAGCTGATAAAATAATAAGCTAGAATATGACAAAAAGAGAATATATTTCAATATCCAAGGTTTGCCCCAATGATGGTCAAATAGAGGGATTACCGAAGAATCCTCGGCTTATCAAGGGGGATAGATTTCGGAAGCTTTGTAAATCAATAAAAGAGCTTCCCGAAATGACAGAAGCAAGGGATATTCTTGTTTATCCATATAACGGTGAATACATTGTTATTGGTGGAAATATGCGCCTTCATGCTTATAGGCATTTAGGATGGAAAGAAGTGCCATGCTGTATTTTACCGGAAGGTATGCCAGTAGAAAAGCTTCGTCAAATGCTTATTCAAGACAATAATCCCTTCGGAGAGACAGACTGGGATATGATTGCCAATGAGTGGGATAGCAAAGAACTTGATGATTGGGGATTTGAGGTATGGCAGGAACCGAAACAAAAGTATTCAGAGCGTAGTTCAGAGGAACAACAGGAAGAAGAAAGCGAAGAAGATATAGAAAAAACTGATTTCTACGATATGATGCTTGGTGACAGGATATATGACAGCAATAATGATTTTGATATTCCCAATTTAAGAGCGGACGAACAGCCAGTAAGCGGTCTTGTAATTCCTTTATCAGCATGGGGGGCTGATACCAGGCAGAAGAAAGGAATATCTACTTATCATTTCTATGTGGAAGATTACAGGTTTGAAGCAATATGGAAAGACCCAACAACTGTCCTAAATAGCGGTTGTGAGGCTGTCATAGAGCCGAACTTGTCTTTGTTCGATACAACCCCTGTTGCCTACGGATTACATCAGATATACAAGAAAAGATGGATTTCCCGCTATTGGCAAGAATGCGGTGTGAAGGTATGGGCTGATTTGAATGTAGCAAAGAAGTTTCAAAAATGGAATCGTTTAGGTATTCCTGATGGGTATAATGCTTTTGCTACCCGTGGATATTCTGACAGGCAGGAGTATTTGAAGGAAGAAATACAGATTGCTCGTGAAATATCGGGAAAGGATATTCCCAATATGATAGTTTACGGTGGTGGAGATAAAATAAAAGATATATGCGTGCAAAACAGCATTATATATGTCGAACAGTTTATGGCTAACAGAATTAAGAAAGGAGATTGAAATGGCTAAAATAAGTGGAGGGGTTAGAGGAGGATCAAGTAAAAGTTTTTCGGGAGATGCTCGTACTCTATTTAGTAATATAGAAAGAGGCTACGGACGTCAAATTGATTTCTCCGGTTATCAGACCAAAAAACTTCAAAGTTTACAGAGATTAGGAAAAAGCTACAACCCAAATGAAAGGACGGCAGCTATACAAGCATATAATTCTTATGCAAACAGGGTTACAGGTGGGGCATACCGCTCTATTGAACACAGTTCGCTTGAAGGGGCAAGGTCTGAATTAATAAAGACTGCTCAAAAAGCATCTGCATACAGAAACTTAAATGCAATAACAGAAGAGCTAAAACGAAGGAGGAAGAAATAATGGCAAAGACATCAGGAGGAATTAGGGGGGGGCAGTGTAAAATCTTCCCGTAGAACTGGGCCGGGATTTACCGAACCTATTCAGGGGCCTACAAAAGCGAGTTCCAATGCAACAGAGATTCAATATGTATTTGTTGACAAGATAACTGGGAATGAGTCTAACGGTTATATTAGTTCTGATGTTGCGAAAAAGGCGATAAAACAAGCCGAAAGAAGCGATAAGGATGCTGGTATATATGAACCCGATAATTATTATATCCAACGAATAGAAGTAATGAAAGGAACTAATCGCTCTACTAAGTACAGAGGGTGGTAATTTAGTAAGAAAATAAATAGAAAACGGCGGGAAAACGGCGGAAATAGAGATGGGAAAATTTGAAGAAGGAAATAAAAAAGGGAAAAAATTTTCGTCTGATAACCAACCTCCAAACAGAGGTCGGAAGCCTAAGTTATATACTATCGCCAAGAAAGCTTATAATCTATCGTATTCCGATTTTAAGGATATGCGATGTTATCTTATGCAGTTATCCCGTAAGGAATTGGAAGATATATCGAAAGCAGTTGACACTCCTATATGGATTGCTATCTTGTGCCGTTCGTATTTAAAAGGAGCTTCCAAAGGAGAAACACAGACATTGGAAGAAACGAAGATGGACTTATGGGGAAGAGAAGTTACATCAATCAAGGATAAAAACAGTCCAGTGGCTGAAGAACCTCCAAGAACGTTAACGAAAGAGGAAGCAAAAGAACTTTGGAATTCACTGAATGATGAATATTAGAAACATTGACATAGAGCGTACTTTTTGTCTATCTGGAATGCTGAATTTTACAAGATACGTATTTCGGAAAAAGACAGGGAACAAGTTTATTATAGGCGAGCATCATCGTATTATATGCGATGCGCTTGATAAAGTTGTCAAAGGTGACATAAAGCGGCTTATTATCAATATTGCTCCACGTTACGGTAAGACCGAGCTTGCTGTCAAAAACTTTATAGCATACGGCTTGGCTTTAAATCCCAAATCAAAGTTTATCCATCTCTCATACTCCGATGACCTTGTTTTGGATAGTTCCAAAGAGATAAACACTATTGTACGCTCTGATTATTTCCAAAGATTGTTTCCTGAATCGGTGACAGATAGCACTAATGCAAAAAAATGGAACACAAACGTTGGTGGGGGGCTTTATGCCGTTAGTTCGGCTGGACAGGTGACAGGATTTGGTGCAGGTCAGATAGATGACCCCGACGACAAAGAGGAAAAAGAGATAAATGACTTTATGCCTGGATGGGATACCAAGTTTGCCGGAGCTATTATAATTGATGACCCTATAAAGCCGGAGGACGCTTTGTCTGACACGATAAGGGAGAGGGTCAATAATCGTTTCGAAACCACAATAAGAAACCGTGTAAATTCAAGAAATACGCCTATTATAATTATTATGCAAAGGTTGCATGAGCATGACCTTTGTGGGTATCTTCAAGAAATAGAACCGGAAGATTGGACTGTTATTTCACTGCCTTGTATTCAACATAACGAGAATGGTCAAGAAAAAGCTCTTTGGGAGTTTAAGCATACTTTGGAAGAACTTCACAAAATTGAATCTGCGAACTCTTTTGTTTTCAATACTCAATACATGCAAAATCCGACTCCGATAGAGGGCTTGATGTATCGTAAGTTTCAAACTTATGATACAATCCCATATTATAAGGACTCTGAAAAGAAAAATTACACAGATACAGCAGATACTGGATCTGATTATCTCTGCTCGATATGTTACGTAGATACTCCAATTGGGAACTTTGTCACCGATGTTTTATACACACAAAAGCCAATGGAGTACACAGAGCCCAAAACGGCAGAGATGATAACTCGGAATGCAACAGACTGGGTTGATGTAGAAAGCAATAATGGTGGGCGTGGATTTGCTCGTAATGTAGAGAAGCAATGCCGCGAAATGGGCAATACAAAAACCTTTATTAATTGGTTTTGTCAAACAGATAATAAGCAAGTGCGCATATTTACAAAATCAGCCGATGTCAACAATATGACATTTTTCCCGGTTGGATGGGAAAGAAAATGGCCGGAGTTTCACAATGCGATAGCCAAGCACCGGAAAGAGGGAAGTAATTCTCACGATGACGCTCCGGACGCTCTTACCGGATGTTTTGAAAAGCGTAAGATTAGAGTTAAGAAACAATATTCAAAAGAGGATTTAGGAATATTTTAAATTTATGATCATATGAACTTTGTAGAAGCCATATTCAACTTATTGCGTAATAAAACGTTGAATTCACTTGGAGTGGAAAGAGATTTGATGAAACTTATTCAGGATAAGGACATCAGCCAGGTTCAAACCTTGTTGCAAAATCGTGACATGGATGTAATAGAAGCCATAGAAGAATACAATCCCGAAACTCACAAGGTAAATAAAAGGAAAGATAAACTGCGCAAGAACAAAGAACCTTATAAGGTAGAGAAGCTTCCTCGTGCAAGGCAGCGATATATTAACGAGGTTGAATTATTTTTCTTGTTGGGCAATCCTATTAAGTGGAAGAATGATGTAAATGGGACGGATGAAGCTTTCAAGGCTTACAATAAGTTCCTTCAGGGCACCCGCTTCCATACAACAATGAGACAGGCAAAGCGTTTGGCAGGTTCAGAAACAGAAAGCGCAAAAATATATCATATATACGACGACAATGGGAAGCCGGGAGTTAAAGTATTGGTTATCTCAAAATCCAAAGGATACACTCTCAGGCCTCTTTTTGACCAATATGAAAATTTGATTGCTTTCGGATATGGATATAATTTGAAAGAAGGGGGTAGAACGATTGAGCATTTTGATATTGAAACACCAGCATATATTTTTCGATGTAAAAAGGCTAATATAGGTTGGGAAGTCATTCCATTGGAAAATCCTACAGGTAAAATCAATGTAATCTACTACAAACAGGATAAAGCCTGGCATGGGACTCAGCCTAGATGTGACCGGGAAGAACATATTGACTCAAAAGCGGCCGATACAAACAATTACTTCGCAGATCCTAAATTGAAAGCTACTGCCGATGTTATTCAGTCTTTAGCAGAAGCCGATACCGCCGGTGAAGTTATTCAGATGAACTCAAAAGATAATAGTTCCGTAGAGTATTTGGTTCCGCCTGAGTATTCTTCTATGAAAGACAGCGAGAAGAAAGATCTGAATAACTCAATCTTGTTTGATTCATTTACACCCGATTTTTCGTTTGAAAACATGAAGGGCATGGGTACACTGTCGGGAGATGCTTTAAATCGTGCTATGACGCTAGGATACATCAAGAGAGATAATTTGAAAGAGATATACGATATTCTAGTTGACCGTGAGAAAAATCTTATTCTTGCTATCATGATGAATGTTACTCATATTCATTTGAGAGAACAATTGGCGAAGATGAATATAACACATGAATTTGCAGAACCATTCAACGAAGATGAGGAAAAACAATGGGCGTCTATTGGAAAGCTTTATACGGATGGTATTATTTCTTTAGACTTAGCTGTCAATATGCTTGCTCTTACCGATGCGCCACAAAAGGAAATAGAACAAATTAAGAATGAGAAACTAGATTCTATAAATAATGTTGGTTTAGTTAATGAATAAGTCAAAAAGGACAATATTTATGGTGCATGGTTAGAAAAATTACGGGGGTTATACAAAAATTACAGGAAAAGTAGAACGGAATAATTATTGGCATGATTTAAGGCTGAAAAAGTAGGTTCTCTGCAAAATCTGACACTTGGAAAAGAATCAGATTTGAGCTTCAAAATTTTTAGGCTTATAATTGGGTATGAAATAAATTTGTGCATAGAAAATAATGCGGCTATCCTCACGGCTGAAAGATATAACGCCATCGGTGAGAAGTGAGGAGCTTGCCTTTGGCGCTTTTTTATATGCCAAGCGTGGCAGGTTCAGCAAGTCGGTAAGGCGTGAGAGGTTCGAATCCTCGCTTGCTACAAAATCGGACAAATTAAAATCCCCAAAAGCGGAAGTGTCCGAGCTGCTGATGGGGATAATATTAACTTTATGTTGCAAATGCAAATATAATGATTATGGATCAATTAACAAAATCAAGTACAAGTGAAGAAATTAAAGAGTATTTCAACGCTATTTTAAAGCTATCAAAAGCGAGTGAGAAATATCCGGTTAATTTGGATGAAGTTTGGATGCTGATTTATGAACGAAAAGATGGTGCAGTTAAGGCACTTGTTCGAGATTTCATTGAAAATGAAGATTATAAGCTGATCCGCCGAAAAGCGGAGCAGGTGTCAGGGGCTAAATATGTGGATGACTACTATCTTACCGTCTCCTGTCTTGAATATTTTATCGTAAAGAAAGTCCGTCCAGTATTTGAAGTCTACCGCAGAGTCTTTCATAAAACAGCCGAATATGCAAAACAATTGAAAGAGCCAACTATTAAAGAGAAAATAGCAGTGGCGGACTGGCTTACAGGATTTCTCAACTTGAATGAAAGCAGCAAACTTGCCTTGGCAAGAACTATCGCTGAGCCGTTGGGATTACCTATACCGGACTATACGCCATCTAAGGGGATATTGAAATCAGCTGGGGAACTTCTAAAAGAAAACGACTGCCCTGTGAGTGCTCAAGTATTCAATCAGAAGATGATAGAAAAAGGATTGATGGTAGAGCTCACACGTACATCTAGCAAGGGCGGTCGAAAGAAATTCAAGTCCATTACAGGCGAAGGATTAAATTTTGGAGAGAATCAAGTCAATCCGAATAATCCTAGAAGCACCCAGCCGCTTTACTATGAGGAAAAATTCACGGATCTGTTGATTCTATTGCAATTGAAACAGAGTGCATAATAATTCAGCCTTCCATTATGGAGTTATCCGGGAATAAAGAAAGGGCAGCCCTAAGGCTACCCTTTCCCGCTGATTGGCGTCAACTAATGTGCCGGACCGAAGCCCCTGACTTAACTAAGCATATTGGATATTTTGATTAATTTCTTTACAAACTCTTCCTCTTCCTCTAATCCTGAACGGGAGAAGTCCCGGAAAGCTCTGATAACCTTCATGCACGCAACGCCCTCGATAGGCTTGTAATCGCCCTCAAAATAATTCATCCGTGGAATCTCAATCAAAGAGAATCTATACCGTTGCTTCTTGCTGGGCTTGAATCCGTTCGGATAATATTTGTCTGCCAGTCTTTTTATCCCTTCTATAAACAATTCTTTTGCGTATTCCTTGCTGTTTTCCGTGTAATGGGAATATTCCCTCACAAACGGAATTATCTTTGAAATAAAAGCCGGAAATGTGGCTTCTTCAAAAGGCATATAGCTCTGTACTTCGTTATATATCTTGTTTATCTGTCTACTTTGCTTCAGTGTGAAATAATTCTGTTCCATAGTGTCTTTTCTTTTTTTGATACTAAACTTTTCGATATAGTTGTGGCTGTCCGGCATTGAAACGGACTGCTGTAAATTATGAATTAGGGAAGGGGGGGATGGTTATGCTGCTGTATTCAGCTCACCTTTTATCTGCTTGATAGCTTTCTTTACATTCCATCCATTCTCATACAAAGCTATAATAAACCTTCTTCCTTTCTCTGTCCAAACGGTGTACGAGTTTGTCCCTGTGGAACCGTCCGAACGGGTGAAGGTATTGGTGCGGGTGTCGTGTAGCTTCCATGCAGAATAAGGGGAGTACAGAAGCCATTGCCCAGATTGATAAAATATTATTCCGGCTTCATTCAGTTTCTTGTGTAGTTTCTCCGCAACCATTCCGATTTGTTTAGCTACCTGTGTGGAAGTAAGCGTGTTGACCGATTGCAGGTGGGTGTCGTAGTAGTTGACTTTCGGGGCTGCCTGCTTGATTTCCTTTTCTTGCAACTCGATAGTGGCTTGCTGTTGTTCCGTTTCGGCTTCGAGTTGCTTTAGCCGTTCTTCACGCTTTGCAAGGGTGGCTTGTGCGATGGTGAGGGCTCTTGCCATGATTTCTTCGGGAGTATCGTCCTGTTTGGTGGAGATGTATCCACCGGTTTCTAATACAGTGGGGATTACTTCATCGAAAATCCAGCTTTCTACTTTTTCGGCTTGTGGAAGTGTCGAGTTTGCGACCAAGCGGATTACATTACCTTTAGAGACTACTTTGATTTCCCCTGTTTGTTCGTAGGTAGTACCGTCTTTCTTTAGACCCTTTTTTACCACCCCCCTCGCAAAATGCGACCCCGTCTGATTTGCAATGTCTTATCACCGCATCATTAGGATTCGCATACCCCAAACACTTTGCAACATCAGTTGCAGAAAACATAACTTGACCGTTTATTACTACGGTACGCACTTGCCCGAAGATAGGCGATTGGAATAGTTTTAATTCTTCCATGATAATTTTGACAATAAAAAAAGCGTATGTTACCTGTTGTCAAAGCTCTCATGGATACTTTGCGGGCATTACTGCTACCGCACAGGACATACGCTAAATATCTTTAGTTACGTACAAGCATAAAAAATGCCCTCCAATAAATATTGTGGGCTACGCTCGCCCATGAGATTTTTGACGCCGCAAACATACAAACTATTTTTGAAAAATGCAAGAAAAAACAACTTTTTTACGTGACACATGAAGATATATTGTAAATTATTTGATAAATAAAGATATTTAAACGTATCTTTGTCAAATAATTATAAAACACTAAAATACACACAATCATGAAGAAAATTCTATTCTTGTTGGCTATATTGCCAATGTTTATTTTCATTTCTTGTTCATCTGATGATGACAAATCATTCTCTTTAACAGGGAAAACTTATGCTACATTAGACTATACTACACATGATATTTTTGGGGAACCATATACGGTGTATAAAGTATGGAGATTTGTTTCTGATACAGAAGTGGAGCAGTCGTCTAGGGAAAATAGTCCTACTGGTAAATTTATTGGAGATGTCGAAAAAGGAACGTATACATTGGATTATCCTAAGTTAAACGTTCAAATTATAGATGGCGTAAGTAATAATAAATATGAATGTGATTTTCTTGATGAAAACACATTCAGAAGTTATTGGTATAGTATTGGTGGGGATAAAGAACCTCATGATTTTATAAAACAATAGAACAGTAGCCCCGTCCCAATAAAGGTCGGGGCTTTTTTATTATTTTCTTGTTAATCCATTAGTATTCCGTTTAACTTCTGCAATATCAGATGCCATCTGCTGAATAGGCTTCACTATCACATTGGTGTTATCTCTAATGTCTACTATAGCTTCATAAGAAAGCCGTAACAAATCCCGTGTCTCACTGGCAATATCCTTTATCCCAGAAGTATTGGCTATGATGGGTAGCATTTCCGCCTTCAGTTCAAGAATAGACATAGTTTGCTGTTGGTTCTGATTCTTTATTTCTTCTCCGGCAATTTGTAAGGCAGTGAAACGCCCATTAAGTTCGTCTATTGAATCTTGCGAAGCGGTGGCAAAACCTTTCTTTGAAGTTTCTTGGGAAGAGGAAGAAGAACTTCCTGTGTATCCGGTTGCCGCAGCGATTTCATCACGGATCTTCATGGCTTCTTCAACATATTGCATATACTCATTCTGCAAAGCTTCCCTTTCCGATTCAGTCAATTCATTATCTTCCATAGACTTGCCAAACTTTTCCCACCATGCTTTCAATTTCTCGCCATACAATTCACCAATCTTATTGGAAAGCATTGCACGCATAAAATAGTCAGCAAGATTGTCGGCTGCATCCTCTGCACTTGCATCCATATCCATTAGAGTGTCAATGAAACTGTCATACATAGACTCGAATGATATTCCGGTAAGACCTTCATACAGCTTATTAGTAAGTTCTTCCGTCTTTCCGGCTTGGCCGATATAGTCATTTAACTTTTCTGTCAGGCGACCCCCATAATTACCTTTCCCTGTATTCTGAATTTTCTCCCACATATCAACATTACTGCGTAGCATTTTCATTTCTTCGGGAGAAAGTGACCATATATCACCGTTCCAATTCCGACCAATCTGACTGCTTAAACGAGCTGTTTCATCTTGATTAAATCCACCCCAATAATAGTTCCAGCTATGATGGGAGTTGGAATATCTTGCCTGTTCTTGCGCAATCTTCTTATAATTTTCTTCTGTCTCCTCTTGTAATTTCTTAGCATCGGTATATGCGGCAACAGATTTTGTCCCCTTACTGGCTTCCATTACATCTGTCAAGTCCTCAATAGCTGTTTGTAGCGTTTCGTTGCGATCGGTTAATCGATCAATAGTATCTTGCACCTCCTTTGCATTACCTCCTATGCCAAACAGTTTATTGAAACCACCGAAGGTAATTGTGTTCCACATACTCGCACCGACCCCAAAAACGCTTGAAAAAACATTCTTGACAAATCCATCGAAACCTTGTTTTTCTATTCCGTCAAGCAGAGAGAACACCGCACCGACTATACCACCAATCTTACTGCCTGCTTCAGTAAACGTATCAATAAGACCGGACGCAAGACTTCCTATTTGTGACAACGACATTTCGGATGAGCTTCCAAGCTGCGTAATGGTATCAGCCAATGTTATCAGGTTTTGGTAAGTCTTGTCTGCACTTCTGGTTACATTCGTTTCCGCATTCTGAACATTCTTCTCGGCTTTGTTTTTCTTTTTGAGAGCAGCTTCTTTCTCGGCATCTGTACCACTTTTGAGAGATTTGTTATACTCATCCTGCGCTTGCTTAAGTTCGTCTTGAGCAATGCGTAAAGCATCCAGTTGCTCCGGCAAATCGCCAAGTAAACCGCCTTTGTCGATGATGGTGCTCTGAATATTATTCAATGCTTCGTCAATCACCTTTTTCTGGTCGACAGCCATATTCTTATATTCATCAGAGTTTTTGAAAGTCTTTAGCTGTTGTTTTACCTGTTCAAGTGATTTTTTGGAAACCTTGTTCAAATCACTGAAGATAAGTTCCCAATTGATTTCTTGTTTGAGCTTATCCATATCCACAGAAGACAATGCTTCTTCCATCTGCTTTTGAAGAATCTTCTTATCACCCTCAGTAGTAGCATTGGCTATCTTGTCGTTATATTCTTTCGTTATGGCTTCCTTTTTCTGTTGGAATGTACCATATTCCTTCAAATATTCTCGCATTGCATTAGCTTCTGCTGTATATAAATCTTTTATTTGTTTTTTCTCTCGGTTTTCTATTATAGAATCCCAATTAGACGTATCAACTTTAACAGAAGATGGATCGAATGTCTTTTTCTTATAGTCTTTACTCTTCTTGGCATTCAAATCTTCCTGGGCATCGAACAACCTCTTCTGGTACTCAATTTCTGTCCGGATATAATCTTCTCTCTGACGTTTTAAATCCTGTATTTCCTTCTTATTGCCCAACTCACGTTGAGCACGAATCTTGGCTTCTCCGTCTGCCATAGCATCAATACGGGACTGTACAACCTGATTTTCCAAATCTTCTTCCCGTCGCTTTCTTTCGATGGATTGCTTATCCAAAAGATCGGCTATTTTATTTTGCTGATCGGTGAGAGAATCAATATCTTCAGTTCCTAAAGGAGTACCATTATTAGCTACAAGGGCACTTACATCTATAGATTTTACAAGAGCATCATTAGCGGCTTTTAAAGCATTGACAGCTTCTGTGTTTTCTTTCAAAGCCTTCTTCCTCCTGTTGTATTCCATAGCTTCTTCTGTTAGCACTTCTCCTGTTTGTGTATATCCAGTTATGGAACTACCAATAACTGCGGTAACACTAGCCGTCCCCTCTTTAGTCTTTTCCCTGTTGCGGTTAGTCCAGTTAGTATCTGCATTTATTGCTTTTTGTAATTGATAAATCTTATTGTAATTATCTTCAATAATCTTCATCGCTGATCTCGCCTGTGCCGCTTTTAATATATTATCAGTCAAAGACTGATAAGCTGTAGCAGCATTCCCCGCAAGAATAGCCTCATTTGATAAATTTCCAAAATATTGGGGATACTTTCTTTGCAACTCGTCCGCTGCATCATTCCGTTCCTTTAACGATCGAGTATGGTCTTGGGTAGCTTTATACAATATATCAAGTTCCACACGTTCAGCAGCTGATTGTTTTGCTCCATCTTTCATAACTTTGCTAAGATTTTGCATTCGGACAATCATACCATCAACAGCATCAGAAGAACGAAATAGTGTATTAATCCATTTAATTACATCTTTCCCATATACAGAAAACAAAGTCAGCCCAACAACAAGAGCAGTTTGCCAACTAATAAGAGATTTGGTTAGCTGCTGCCATACGGGAGCGACAGCCTTAACATCTTTATTCCCAGCCGCCAATTCAGCCTTAAAAGCAGCATATTCCTTTTTAGCTTTCGCAATCTCATCAACTAATATTGGAAGGTTATTAGATATTGCTAGAAAGAATGTATTTGCGCTAATTGCAAGTGAGGGTAATTCACGTGCTACCTGTTGAACAGAAAAACCTAATCCATTAAACGCACTTGCGTAATTACCCACATTTCTCTGAAATCTTCCTGAAGCCTGCTCTGCTGCATTTAATTCCTTTTGAACGTTCGATATTTGGGTTAGCAATGCTTTTCCGGCATCTCCTCCCCTTCTTATCCGTCCAAGATCATCATAATCCTTTATCAAAAGAATTAATTGCTTTCTTAATGCCGTAATACTACCTTCTTCTGCATTACTTTGAATTATCTGATCTTTTTGTGCTTTAATCGTTTTTCTGACAGCTTCTTCCTCTACTAGTCTTTGAGCAGCTAACTGTTGAATCTGGCGAATTTTTGCTGTACCAATATCTCCTACTTTCTCTTCATCAGAAAGCGCACTAAAATCTTTCTTTAATTGCTTTATCTGCCTATCTGCCTCCTTAACTGATTCTGTATTGGCGATAATCCATTTATTAGTAGACCGCAAAGCAAAAGTCTCTTCTTTTACTCTTTTAACCGTACTATTAGAAGAATCAATATCGTATTTTATCTTCTGTAATTTTGCATAGCTGTCTTTATATTCAGATAGTTTCTTTGTTACTCTATCTATTTCACTTTCTAACTGTTTTACAGCCGCATCGCTATTGGGTACACTTGCAATCTCGATAAGAGATTTTTTTAATTTATTTATTTCCTGACGCAGTTTGACAATCTTTTCAAGGTCAATATCTGCATTAAATTTCATTCCTGCCATGTGACTTTTACATTATCGTTACCAAATGACTGCTTTAATTCTTTCTCTAGGGTTAATCTTGTCGAATCCATAACATCAAACCCCTTACTAGATACAAAACTTGCATATTCCATACCGTCCGCAGTAACAACACCATCTTTAGGATGTTTCCCGTAGATTAAAAGATTTTCCGTCTTTCCTTTCGCTTCTGAATGTCCCCCATCTGCCGGAACATACAAATCGACAATCTTTCCATTACGAACAACGGCTGCCCCGGGAGCGTTACGCAAGTTCCATGTGTGATTCTGATAGGTTTTCTTATTGCTCACATTACGTTCTTTCTGAGTATTAACGGCATTATGAGCTGCTTCTTTCATCAATTCGGTAGCATTCTCATCTACTTCTTCGACGAATTCATCAAGACCGGACAAATCCACTGTTACTTTCATTACTCATCAAACTTAACTTTTCCTTTAAAGAAATCCTCATCCGATACTTCTGTTAGTACCTCCCCATCATATACGGTATGTAACTTATCTTTTTGCATAATAACCAAATTGCGATATGGTATTTTATAAACTACTTCATCGTAAGAGAGATGAAGATTTTCCATGAACGACGCAATTTGTCCTAACATACAATCATTCCCTATAACTTCTGTCTTGCTGTCAGATTTGCTACGTTCTTTGCTAAATCCAACAGCATTGTAAAATTTTCTACAGAGATTAGAGAGTAAGCTGCCGTAAGCCCATACAACACTTCTTCTAATGTCCCATTTGATAATTCTTGTTCCAGACTATCATTTCCTTCAATAAACCAAGAAAGTGCATGAGAAGCGACGGAAATATCCTTTAATGAAGAAATAACCCCCGCAATATCCTTGTTATCTTCCAGGACGGAGAGATAAGCCGAAGCACCGGCTATTTTATGGATGGTTGGTGGATTTACACGGTACATTTTCCCGTTTACAATTATAGGAATGAAATCTTTTCCTGTGATAGCTTCAGATACAAGTATAGCTGCTTTATTCATAATGATATTTATTAAAAAGGGGCGAGAAACACAAATCCTCACCCCTCACCACTTTACAATATAGATAATGTCTCTGACGGTTGCGTTCCATCTTCTCCTAAATAGCCATAGTTTACAGCACTCCCAGCGTTCACCCGCCTTGATCTAGCTGAATAACTATTTAGAGAAGGCGATTCAGAAGAAGCAATAGCTACCTTTTCATCAGTTCATGCAGCGTCCACCTTTTCGCCATCGAACAGATAGTCGCTCTTAACACCGGAATTCGGATTTTCCATAGCCACCGCTGTTATACCCAGACCGATATTCTTTTCTACCGCATTACCTTTTGCTATAACAGCAGCATTGGTAAATACAATATAGTTGCCTGTTTTTGTCTGACCTACGATTGCCTTATTTACAATTCCCGGGGTGTCAGAAGAAGCCCATCCAGCATCAGTTTCAATCTTTTCACCACCTTCCAAGTCAACCTTGTCATCAAAGGAGAAAACTCCCATGGTGAAAGCGATTGTTTTAGCTCCTTTTTGAGTAACATCGCGATAGTAGATGCTACCATTCAACTCATTAATATAGTCGGTATAGGTTGGATCATCCTCTGTATACGCCCAAGTATCTTGATGGGAGTTCTCAACTTCCGTGGCAGTGCCTAACCATGTTTTAAGAGAGCTTTTAGTGACAGCGGTAGTTATAACATCACCGTACCAAATCTTTTTAATTCCAATAAACGGTTTCATATCTTTTCAATTTACGTTTAGAGTTTCAAATAATAATTTCACATTTACATAGTAACAACATAATTCTTTGTCTTCTTCTATTCCGATACTTTCAGAAGAGTAACGATACCAAGAACCATCATATTGTCCGACAATGCCATCTTTGAACATTTCCCTTGCATTCCTTTCAAGTTCATTCAAGCGAATCAAATTTGCCTTACCTGTCTTTGTTACAGGAACGCAAAGATTTACTTCAACATATCCTTTTTCCCAGTAAGCATCCGGTTGTTGAGCTTTGGGGTAGATTACAATTCTCTCGGTCTTTACTTCACCTTCAGGGATATTTCCCCGTTGATACATTTCAGAGATTCCGAAAGCCTTGCAATCCTTAAAGATTATATTCGCTATGTCAGTCGTTACAATCATATCCAAATATCACATCTACCTTCCAACTCCTCCAAATAGCATTCGGCATTCTTCTTCACGTCTCCTTCTCCGATAATCTTTCCGGCAGCATCCAGGCATCTAACATGCGAGCCTAAAGCAATCTTATCACCTTCATAAACCACATGGTAATTATACACCCAGCGTTCACCATTAACAGAGACTTCCTTTTGTTGGGAGTTGTCATGGCAGAAGCAATCTGTTACATCTTGCCAAGACTCTCCACCGGTTCCCGGTATTGGTCGGTTATACTCATCGTTCTGTTCCGGTACAATAACCAATAATTGCAATTTATGTGGCGCAGATTCTAGCATATCACCAAATATTTGAAGCGTCTTTAATTACGCTAAGTCCCACCAAGGAAGCTGTCTCATCATCAGGGGTTATTCCGTAGAGTTTGAACATATATTTGGTGTAATTCTCCAAACTGTCCACTCCCCATGACTTGGAATGCCCGTTCTCGGATACGGAAGTAGGATGCATAAGAATCTTGTTCATGAACTTGTTTACAGAATCAGAAACAGTCTTCTTGCTTTCCAAGTCAGCATCGGAGCCGGGAACAAGCCCCAGTTCCAACGCAAACTTTTCTATTCCCGCATCTGAAATGTCTCCAAATGAAGAAAAACATTGCTTTATGTAGTCACCTATTGTCACGATTCAACAGTCAATGAGTAAATACCGTTAATTTCAGTGATAACCGGTAATGACAGCGATTGTGCTTTGGTAAACTCAACGCCATTTGAATTGTCGGTTTCTCCTTTACCCCATTGAGAGATACGGATTCTTCCAAAATTAGAATAGGTTACACCCGGCTCTTGACGCAATTCGTTGTCTGCATATGCATTCTTAATAACACCGAGTTTCCCGGCAGGAATAAGCACAAGGTTCTTATCATTCCATGGAGTGTACTCTTTCAGTTTACCGTTATCCTGAACCCTCGTAATACGTCTGATAACCTCAAATTCCGGGAAGTTATTTTGGCGCATAAACTCATTCAGGTTAGACAATAACAAAGGAGTCGAAGCTTTATCCACACCAAAAATCACCTGTTTCATCTTCTTGTTACGGAGGATGAATGACAAACGGTTTTGAGAAAGAAGAATCTTATCAAATGTCACCTTATCCTGAGCAGAATCAAGCATGCCTTGCAAATCTTCAAAACAGTCTACAACGCCTTCATTGCCTTGTGTCCAATCGACCGTAGCCTTAGCGATGTTCTCCGATGGCATCTTGTAGTCAATCGCACCTCTTACACCACCTTCCGGGTTGTTGTTCGCATCGAAAGTAAACACACCTTTGTTGGAAAGGGCACCAAGGAAAATGATGTCTAGTTTAGATTGGACAGAGTTAACCACTTTTGTGATATTATTCCACATCAAATTGATTAATTGCTGCGTCTTCTGGTCATCGGTCAGCATTCTTGAATCAAGGATTTGAAGAATCTTACGATAATCCTCAATCGGCATTGAGTAACTCATTTGATGGTTCAAAACCTTTTCCTTCAACGTCTCAAGACCATCGGTTCCCATAATAGGTTCCTTGCCCTTGGAATCCAAGGTGGCAGCGGCAACGCTCAAATTGTACTGCCCGATTAATTCCTCAAAATTAAGGCCGATTGTAGGAGTATCCCACGTCAGAAATCTTTCGTAGATATTCTGGTCAAACAACCGCTTTCTTAGTTCAGAAGCGGCATCAATGCGAATCTGTACCTGTTTGGTAAGTTCGCCAAAAATAGAACTATAAAATAATCCCGGCATAGCTTATTGTCTTACATATTTAATACTAGGGTTATTCTTCATGCACCATCCGCCCAACAGCCATTCTTCCGGCATCGGATAAGCTACTTCTCTAAGGATAACCACGTCATAACCTGCTGAGACAGTTTGAAAATCCATATTAGTTTTATACTCTTTATCCGTCTCAACGACTGCGTTTGGAACGTCAGTACCAACAACTGCAAAAGCATTGGCAGTAGCACCAGTCAGAGCGGCAGCTAATGTAAGAACATCGTAATCCGCATTCGTCTTGTCAATGTTGTTGATTGTCTGCTCATTTTCTCCGATTTTCAATTTGTCCCCAATCTGAACCAAGCTTCCCTTTACCACTCTTGGAGCCGAAGTTGTACCACCAGAGACAATCTTCACGGCCTTGCACACTGTACATTCCATCTTTGCGAAATCCAACGCAATAGGAGTACCCTTTCTAATCAAAGTACCTTCTGGAAATGTCTGCTTGAGTTTGAAGTCTCCCGGAAGAACCTTGCATTCACCTCTCCAAAAAACAGGGAATCCACCCTTAATCTTTCCTTTTTCAAATTCAATTGCCATAATTCTTTGTTTTTTTAGTTAGCATCCGGCAAACTTTCCGCCCACTGTTTAGCCAACTCCTTACTTTTTTCGGCAGGAGTAGACAGGGGAAATGCCGAATCTTTTTTCTCAAGCCCTGCGGTTACAATATTCTGCTTGACTCCTGACAGATAGGTATTAATTGCCGTTTCATCCATTTCATCGGTAATTGCAAACCCCTCTTTCATTCGCCACTCAGGTATCCCCAGTTCTTTTGCTTTTGAGGAAATAAGAGCGTTTCTTTCAGCACGTAACTTTTCAGCCTTGAATGTCTCATTTTCCTCTTGAAGAGAAGAAAAACGCTCTTCCTGCTGTTGTTTGTACTGCTTGAACCACTCAGGCTCCTCGTTTGGTTGCTGTTTGTTCTGCTCGCCCCCACTAGCAGCCTCTTTCTCCTTTGCTTTATTGACCGCATCGGTTACCCGTTTGTCAATACCGCTCTGAAGAGAGGCTAGAAATGCTTTTTGCCCCTGTACAACAGTTGCCAAATTATCGTCAGTTACTAAGCCGATAGCCGCCAAGGCATCCGCCTGTCCCTGTAAAATCTCATCACTTAACCCTAGATTTACATAAGCTAGTTTTAAGGCTTGGAAAATTTTTTCTTTCATGATTAGTTCTTTAAAATTCTTGCATAAAATTACGAGAGAGAAAGAAAAAACAGAAATGTTATTGGCGCTTATAAATGACACTTCGCCAAGTGTCAGATTTTTGCTGTTTTAAGGCATAAATAAATGCTATTCTTTGTGATATTAACCAATCTAATAGACAGAGAATACAAGGTAATGAAGTTAGTGCTATTAGCGAGAGAAAAGATGGTGCTGAAACTGTTAATAATTAACATTGTGAGATTAGTGATGGTTAAATAACCATTGAAAATGCTCAATTTAGTGATCGTTTGTTGGGTGTTTGATGTTGTTGTTGTATATTTGTGCAGTCAGGAAATACGAATAATCACCTAAAGCACATAAAATTCAATCTGTCTCTTATACACATCTCCGAGCCCACGAGACACTGAGCGATCTCG